CTACTTCGCCGCGCTGGCCAGCGTCGTGATCTGGCCGGCGAGGCCGCCGAGCCAGATCGCGGTCGAGAGCGGATCGCCGGACGGCGGGTTGGCGCAGGCGGCGTCGCCGTATTGCTCGATCGCGGTCACCTTGCCGGCGACGCTTTGCGGCACGATGCCGGTCGCGACCGTCGCATCGGCCGCCGCCTTGCCCTTCTGGTAGTCCTGGCAGCCGGTTGCGATGACCGGGCTGACCGCCTCGGTCGCCTTGTCGACCGCGGTATAGATCGAACCGGCGGCGCCGAGGCCGCCGAGCACCGCCGGCGCACCGGCGCAGCCGGTCAGCGCTGGCAATACCGCAAAGACCAGCACGATTGCTTGGATCAGCCCGCGCTCTTTCAGCAGAAGCGCAAGCAGGCCGCAGGCGCCGGCCAGCAGCTGCACGATCTGGCTGACTGTGCCCGCGGGCAGGTTCAAGCCGAGCAGCGCCAGCACGGCACCGAGCCCGGCATAGCTCGACGGCTCGCTGAAGCGGGCGAGCAGATAGGCGAGGACTTGCATTGGCACATCCCTTTCAGACAGCGAAAAAGCCGCCTCGCGGCGGCTCCGATGGAACACCAGGATTGACGGCGATCAGATGCCGGGCGGCGCGTTCGGCCGCGGCAGCTCGCCGGTCGCATACCAGGCCTTCAGGTCGCCGCAGCTACCGACCCAAACCGAGCGGTCGACCGGGGTGGCGATGCCGGCGACCCGACCGGCCGGCGTGTACTGGTGAAAATCGTAGGGGCGCTCAACGCCGCCCCAGCCGCCGGCGCGGCCGGGCGGCAGCCGTGGCGGGCGGCTGACCAGCGTGCGGTAGCAGCCCGCCGCTGCGCCGCGCGGGTATTCCGGCAGCATCAGCGGCCAGCGCGACAGCGCCGCGTCGGGCCGGGTCAGCTGCGCGAAGCCGTAATAGGCGACCGGCGCCCGCCCGCCGCTATCGGCGAGCGCCTCGCCGAGCAGCGCGACGGCCTCGGCCGGCGCCGTGCTCTCCCAATCGAGCATCGCCGCGCCACCGGCGGCGAGGCCGGCCACGTCGCAAAAATGCGCCGCCTGGTCGGCGGGATCGTCGCGGTCGACAAAATGGTAGGGGACGACCAGCACGCCGGCGCGGGTCGCGGCGCTGCGATTGGCGGCGAACAGCGGATCGACGAAACCGCCGCCCTGCGTCGCCTTGACAAAGGCGAGGACAATGCCGGCGTCGGCCACTGCCGGCCAGTCGATCGCGCCATTGTGGTGCGACACGTCGATGACGCCGTCGAATACGATGTCGGGAAGCGGGCAGGTGGTCATCGCTATTTCCGGTCCTGTTTCTGGACGAGCTCGGTGCGCAGGTCGGCGATCGCCTGCATGACCTGCTGCAGCGAAGTGCGCATCTCGGTCTGGAATTGCTGTTCTTCGCTGCGCCGCTCATCGAGTTCGCGCTCGTCGACGGTCAGGCGCTCGGCGTGCTCGGCGATCGCGACGCGAAACTCGGCGCGCTGCCGGTCGAGGTCGTCACGCAAGCTGAGATAGCCGGCCAGGATGCCGCCGCCGACCGTGGTGACGACGACGACCGCCTGCACCAAATGGCCGAGATTGATGTCGGGGGTGAAATGCGGGTGGATCGCGCTGTGCCATGCAGCATCTCGGCCCGGCCGGTGCGGCGGCGGGTCGTGTAATGCGTCCGTCATTGGCTGCCGCCGAGCGTCCAGGCGAGGTTGGCGAGGGTCGCGTCGGGCGTCGCGGGCGCGACGATTGTCAGCACGTCGCCGCCGGCCAAGGTGGTCGCCGTCGCCATCGCGAAGGTGGCGGTAGCCGCGCCGGCGGCGAACCCCATCGTGCCGACATTCGTGCCGTTTTTGGCGATCGCGAAGCTCGCCGCGGCGGTCGCAGCGGTGCCGGCGCTGCCGTAGCTGCCGGCGAGGCCGGCCGGAAGGGTGACCGAAGCGGCAAAGATGTAGCGCTCGACGATTTGGCTCGCCCCCGGACTGCCAGCCCAGGAGCCCGAGACATAGGCCGGCGGCGCCACCGCCCCGTCACCGGTCAGCGCGTAGCTGGTCGGCGTCAGTCCCGACAGGTCCTGCAAGGCCTGGCCGAAATTGTTGAAGGCCGGCAATTTGACGTAGACCGTCTGGCCGATGAAGCTGGCGGGATAGCGATATCGGAACAGCGACGGATCGTTCGGCCCGAAGCGCGCGAAACTGCTACCGCTGGAATGGGCGCCGATCGGCGTACCATAAACACCCCGCCGCAAGTACGTCAGGTCGTAATGGTAGGCCGACGTGAGGGTCGCGGTCTGGTAGCTGACGAGCTCGCCGTCGCAATAACACAGCGTGACGAAATTGTCGGCATCGGCCGTCGTGCCCGACAGCAGCTGGCCCTGGCTCTCGGTCAGGTCGACCGACAGCGTGTCGCCGGTGTCGGGACCGGCATGGCTCGGCAGCGCGACGGTCAGCGTGCCCTGACGGCCGCCGCGGTAGATCGTGCCGGCCAGCGCATAGGTCGCATTGTCGGTCGAGATCCAGACCTGGCAGCCGCCCCATTCGGCGCCCCCCGAGGCGATGACCCACACTTCGAGGTCGCCGCCCGACAACGCCGACGGCGGCTCGAGGATGATCGGCGGGTTGCTGTCGCCGGGCGCGGCCAGCGTGTCCAGCGCGCTGCCGGCGGTCGTTAACCGCGTGTGGAACGCAGCCGTGCCGACGCCGATCGGGGTGATGGTTCCGGGCATCTTACGGTGTCACTCCGGGGATTTCTTCGGCGGTGACGGTCAACTCGCCGTTGTCGTCCTCGTCGATCTGGGTGATGCGAACCGCCGCGCCGACAAGTCCCAGCGTCGCGTCGGTCAGCAGCACGATATCCATCGGCTCCAACACCGAATAGCGCCAGCCGAGCTTGAACTTGTAGGTGTTGCGGACATAGGCCTTGCGCTGCAATTGCAGCTGCGCCGACACCGTCGCGCTGGTCGGGTTGGTGAACTCGTGTGCCTGGATCGGCGGTTCGCTCCGCAGCCCGTATTGGTCGATCAGCCCCTGGTCGAACACCGGCAGGATCTGCGGGTTATAGTTGTTCACCTGGTCCATGTATTCGAGGCTGAGCCAATTGGTCGCCTGCGCCGGGTCGCTGCGGGTCAGTAGCACCGGGTCGCTGGCGCTCTCGCCGCTGTCGGCGAAGTCGAGAAAATCGTCGTCGCCGAGGCTGTACTGCCAGGTCAGGTTCGGCGTCCACGACGCGCCGTTGGCACTGAGCGTAGTGTCGCCGTAGGGGATGATCTTCAGCAGCGCGCCCGACCACACGACGGCCGCCACCGTCAGCTGCGCGATCTCCTCGACCCAGCGGGCGCAGGGCTGCTGCCGGTCGAGCAGCAGCGACATCGCGAGCTGCGCCGCCTGGCAGTAATTGCCCCAATCGGCAAGGCTGCCGGTGCTGTCGAGATTGCCGGCGGGAAACCCGGCGCCGTGACGCGGGTCGGTCAGCAGGTCGGTGACGATCTGGTCCGGCCGCGCGTCGTAGGGGAAGGACGGGCCGGCGGTGCCGGCATGCAGCCCTCCCAACTCGAACGAGATGTTTGGCAGCGCCGGGCTCGACCCCAAATTCATCGGCGTGCCGGTGACGTAACACGTGCCGGAATAGCCGACCACCGGCGTGTTGGGATCGCTGCTGGCAAACACCGGGTCGGCGCTCTGGCCGTCATTGCCGGCATAGCCATTGAGCCCGACATTGCCGAGCCCGGCGGCGATGCCGCCGTTCGACCAGATGCGGTTGTTGCCGCCGACATCGCCGGGATAGGTGAACGACACCGGCCCCTCGCACAGCGCCATCGCAACATCGACCGAATATTGCTGGTTGGAACCTTTCTTGCCGCCCGAGGCGCCAAGTCCCTTGCCGCCCTTGCCGCCGCTCGTGCCGCTGAACCCCCAGAACTCGATCAGGTTGACGCTGACCCGCTGCGTGCCGTAGCACAGATGCACCGGGCTGCCCGCCTGGCTCGTGTTGTAGCGCAGCGAGTTCAGCGCGGGGCTGTCGAAGGCGTTGACGAACGGGCTCGGCCCGCCGCCCTTGCCGGCAACTAGGTTGGGCATTGATCAGCTCGCGAAGGGACTGAAGAATCGCACCGGTCGGCCGCCGAGGGGGTAAAGCGTCGCGTCACCCCAGACGACGCCGATTGCCCAATAGGCGTGGACGAGGCGTGGCCATGCGGCGACGATCGTGCCGTGCGAAAAGGTGCGGCCGAAGCGGAACAGCGCGATGTCGCCCGGGAGCGGCGGGCCAGCGAGCGGCCGGGCGTAGCGCAGCAGCCCTTCCATGTAACGCTCGGCGCCCTGGTGGAGGTGCCAGTCCGGGACGTAGAATGGCGGCTCGACATGCGCCGCGACACCGGCCCGCTCATACACCTCCGCCAGCAGCATCAGGCAGTCGACGCCGGCGCCTTTGACCCGCGCCGCATGGTGAAACGGCGTGCCGATCCAGGATTGCGCCTCGGCGACGACGGCATAGCGCAACTGTCGCGTCACGCCGCGGTCTCCGGCGGTGGGATGTAGGGAAAACCGCCATAGCGCGCGAGGTTCTGGAACACGCCGTTGCAGGTCGCCGTCGTATGGTCGCAGCCCGGCAGCAGCGTAAACGTGTCGCCGACCGCAATCGGGTAGAGGAACGGCTTGAACAGCGCGATCTGCGAGCCGCTCCCGAGATTGGCGATCGTCCGGTTGTAGCCGGCATTGGCACCGGCAGCACCGGTCACAGTGCCCTCGGCGTAATAGGCGGACACCGCGGCGGTGCAGGTAATTATTGCCCGGTTCGTGCCCGCGGCAGCGGTGACGGTGACGCTGCCGGCGCCGGTCGCCACCCCGGCGGCGCTCTTGCCGTTCACGCGGTCGTAGCCGCACATCGCGCCGCCGAACACATGGCCGCAGCTCGCCTGGTAGAGCCGCCGCGGCATCTGCTGGATCGCCAACTGGTTCATCAGCGACTTGACCTTGATCGCGATACTGCTGCGTCCGACGTCGCATTCGGCGACCCGGCCGTAGAACCACACGATCGCGCCGAGACTGGTGTCGAGGGGCAGATTGCTCGACGGCAGGAAGAAGCGGTCGAGCTCGACCGTCGCGCCATCGAACAAGCCAACCCGCACCGCCTCGGCGAACGGCAATGTGCCGACCAGGTCGTTGTCGCCGGCCAGCACGTCGATGTCGAGCTCGGTCGGCTGGACGCCGATCTTGGTCGTGACCTTCGAGCGGCCGAAGCGTGGCCCGACTGCGAACTCGGTGTAGGTGGCGCTGTTGTAGTTGAGGCTGTCGGTGGGGAAGGCGGTGCCGGGAACGGTGAACCCTGTCGTCCATCCGGAGTAGCGCAACACCTCGCCGCTCGTCAGCGCAAACGCATAGAGGTCGGCGACGGCGACGCTGTCGTTCGCTGCGAGATAGGCCGCCAGCGCCGCGGAGCACGGCCTCATGGCAGCACCGATTGCAATTTGACCTGCTTCAACTGCCACAGCTGGTACATGAAGTTCTCGAATTGGGCCGTGTCGTCGGCAAAGCGGACGCGGAACCAATAGGTGAAGTCGGCGGTGATCGCCTCGCCGGCGGATGGCGCGGTGGCAAAGGTCACCAACCCGGTAGCGGCGTCGACCGCGTACCCGGTCGGGCTCTGCAGCACGCCGTTGAAGTACACCGCGCTCAGCGTGTTGGGCGCGGTGATCGGCTCGGCGAAGCCAGCCATATTGCGAACCAGCTGAAAAACGCTCGTGCTGGCGTCGCCGGTGCCGATCGCCTGGCCGATGATTGCATCGTCGCTAGGATCGTCGAACAGGAAGGGCAGGAATTGGCCCTGTTGTTGCAGAAAGAAGCCGGCGAGCGTGCGCAGCTCGTCGTAGCCGACGCCGAGCCCGCCGGCGCCGCGCGTGTCCCATTTGTCGCGCAGCAGCGTGTAGGTCAGGGTCCAGGTCCAGATCGGGTAGGGCTGGTCGAGGACGCGCAATTCGCGGCCCGACACCGCGCGCTGCAGCCGCGTCGCAAAGCGCGGCGCCTTCGTCACCGACCAGCCGAGGCCGGGCAGCGCGGGAAAGATCGCACTCATCGGCGGTCAGAGCGTCCGCGGGGTCAAGGCGTTCGAGCGCAGCATGTTGCGCACGACGCCGGGGTTGCGCGCCATCAGCCCGGTGAACCAGCGCTCGACCGCCGGCCCGTCAGAGGGTCCGTGGAAATGCAAATGCATGTCGCTCCCTCCGCCGCCGTCGCCGATCATCTGCTGCAGCCCCTCGCTGATCGCCGCCGGCAGCACCATCTCGCGGGCGTGCAGCAAGGCCGGCCGGGCGCCGAAAAAATTCGGCAAAGCCCAGCCGCCCGCCGCCGACGTCACGATGCCGCCCTGGGCAAAGGCGAGCAGGCTGCCCGCCGCGCCGAGTTCGGCGGTGCCGCCGGCGAGTGAGGCGGCGCTGCCGAGGCTGCCAAGCGCGCCGGCGCCGCCCGCCACGCTCGCGGCGCCGAGCGCCGCGGTCAGCGCGCCGAGGGCGACGGTGTTGGTCGCGAGCGCCGCGGTGTTGGCGGTCGCGGTTGCGGCTTGGCCGAGCTGCTGCGGCGCGCCAGTGAGCCAATGCCCGAGCGCGCCGCCGAGGACATCGCCGACCCCCTGCCCCGCGGCCGGCGCGGCCAGCCCCAGCAGCGATGCGAGCGGCCCGGCCGCTACCCGCGACAAGGTCGTGCCGGCAAGGTCGACGAGGCCGTTTTCGACCGATTGCGTCGCCCTGACCGCCGCGCCTTGCAGAGTCAGCCTTCCCTCGGCCAAGCCCGCGACCGCCCGCTCCCAGCCGGCGCCGATCGCGTCGAACGAGCGCTGGTAGGCGCGCGACAGGCGGGCGGCCGGCACTGTCGCCGCATCAATCGCCTGACGCAGCGAATTGAGCGACGCCAACGCGCCGCTGACATCGGCGTCGACCGTTAACTGCACATCATCGGCCAAGGGTCACCTCGAGAGGAAGATCGGGCATACTGTCCAAATGCCTCAGTCACCGCTTAGGGCGGGCGCGCGTCTGGTTATCGCGTCGACGCGCGCCCGGTTGCGGGCGCGCATCGCGTCGAGGTCTAGCGGCGCCGGCATGTCGATCGGCCCGGTCGCCAGGCCGGGCGGCGGCGCGGCGGCGAGCGACGCTGCCGCGGTTGCGGTCGGCGGCGTCCAGCCGAGCATGCGGGCGATCGTCTGCAGCATCAGGTGCGGCGGCGGGTTTTGTTCCCAGTGGGCGAAGATCTCGCCGGCCTCGGCCAGCGTCATGCCGTCGATGAGGCGATAGGAATAGAAGCAGCCGGTGGCGAGGGCGGCGTAGAGGGCGCCGAGCTGCCCGCCGCCACCGGCCGTACTTCCCCCGGGGCGTTCTCCGCCGGCTTGAGCCCGGCGACGCGCAGGATCGCGGCCACCGCTGCGTTGAGATCGTCGACGCCGGCCTCGAGATCGAGCACCCGCTCGACCGCGAAATCGGGATGGGAAGCAGCGAGGCCGGCCGCGACCACCTGCGCCGCCGCCTCGATCAAGGCCCCAGCCGATTTGCCGCTCATCGCGTCGAGCGCATCGAGCAGCCCGCGCAGCTGGCCGAGCTTCAGCGGCCGCAGCTCGAAATGCCGGCCGCCGAGCGCGATCGTCTCGCTCATCCGACTACTCATTGACGGAGAGCGTGCCGATCGCGCCGGTGGCGTCGGCAAAGGCGGAGAAATCGAATTCCTGGATCTCGTAATCGTCGATCTTGGTCGGCAGCGACAGTTTCGTCGCGGTACAGGCGTTCAGCACCAGCGCCAGCCCCGCCGGCACCCCCTGCGTCGTCTTCGTGGTGTAGAACGTCGCCTTGAAGGTGGGCGTGTAGCCGATCAGCTGATTGGTCAATACCAGCTTCTGGCCGGCATTCGTGCTGTAGAGGTAGCTGACCAGCAGCGCCGCGGCGGCATCCGCGGCCGCGAAGGTGTAGATGCCGGTCGCCAGATTGACCGAATACTGGCCCGCCGCCGCCGGCGTCGTGACCCGGGTGAACTTGTTGCCGGCGTTGGCGCCGCTGGCGTAATAGACGCCGAGGTCGTCGGCGAAATTGGCGGCATTGCCGACCGTCACCGTGTAGGGGCCGGTCGCCGGCACCGTCGCCGCCTCGTTTTCGGAGACCGTCACCTGGCCGGCCGCCGGGGTCTGGCCAAAGAACAGATCGCCGTAAATCGCACCGAAGATGCGGGCGAATTTGGCCTTGCCGGTGATCTTGCCCTGACCGCGCGCGATATCGACCGGGAACTGAAACTGGCCCCACAGTTCCTTGGTCGTCCAGTCCCAGTCGATCTGGACGTCCTGCAGGATGCCGAACTGGTCGGGGCCGATGCCGCTGCCGGTCACATCGGTGCGGTTGCCCCACAGCGCCCCGGCGCCGAATGCGAGCTGCATGAGAGTGGACTCCCTCGGTTAAAGACAAAGAATTTCGACGGGGACGATCGCGACGATCTGATCGCGCAATACCCCCTCGTCGATCGCGACCTTGCCGGCGATGTAGGCGTGCTGCACCATCGCCGGCAGGCCGAGCGTCTGCAGCCCGGTCGCCACTGGCGCCGCCAACGCCGCCTCGATGGCGTCGAGCAGCGGGTTCAGCACCGAGGCTGGCGCCGCGTAGGGGTCGCTCTCCTGCGCGTAGACGTAGAGATCGACCGCCAGCCGCCACACCGTCGGCGCGCCCCGCGCGGTGACCGCCGCGACCTCGCTTTTCTGGCGCATGAACAGGGCCGGCTGCTCGGCCGGCGTCAGCTCGTTCCAGTGGCGCAGTCGCCGCGACGTGGTGACGAAATCGGCGGCGCCGGCGACCAGCGCGAACAGCGCGGCATAAATCGGCTCGCGGCTGATCATAGCGCGGCCACCGTCAATGCCGGATCGGTCGCCGTCGCGGCGAGCTGCCAGACGAACCCCGAGACCGGCGCAACGACGCGATATTGCGACAGCAGCAGCTTCACGTCGTCGCTCATGTCTTTCTGCAAGAACGTCACGACTTCACCGCCGCCCACCGCGCGCGAGGTCTCGCCGATGCGGCTGCGCTCGCGGTAGCGCTGGCAGACGAGCTCGATGCAAGCCTGCGCGACATCGGGCGGGGTCGCAGCGTAGCCGGCGGTGTAGGTGAAGATCACGTTCTGCGCCCGCCGGGTGAAGACATAGCCGCGCAACGCCAGCTCGGTCGCGCTGGAAACATAGCCGGCATCGAAGCCACCGTCGGTCGGCGCCGCCGCGATCGCGATGCCGTCAATCGACAGCGACAACACTGCGGTCACCGGAAAATTGGCAAAGGCGAGGCGCTGCCCGCCGCTGCCGTCGCGCACCTCCTGCCAGTCGCTCGACGCGATCTGGCGCCGAAGCCAGGTCTGGATGAACTGGCCGGCGGCCGTGATCAGCCGCGTCAGCAGCGCATCGTCGGTGTCGGGAAAGCTCGTCTGCCCGGTCTGCAGCCAAGCCTTCACGTCGGCCAGCGTCGTCAGGTCGCCGAAGGCCATCGCGGAACCTCGATCGAACAGCGGATGTGGTTCCCCAGGTCAAGCCCGGGGATGACGGTGACTTGGACGGAAGATCGGGGTCGTCGCGATCAGCCGTTGCCGATGTTGGTGATGACGCCCATCGCGAACGGCGCGTAGACCGCCAGCACCTCCTCGGCATAGACCCCGACCTGACGCTGCCGCGTCACGACCGGCCAGTCGATCTGGTAGTAGTCCTGCCGGGTCTTGATTTCGGCGACGTTGGGCACCTCGTTCGACTGGTACTGCACCGGGAGGTTTTCGGCCCAGCCGATGATGGTGCCCGGCGGCACGCGCGGGTGGATGCGCACCGGGATGCGCAGGCCGCCGTTCAGCGTGAACGGGTTGAAGTAAAACGACACCGCTCCGGCCGCGGCGAGGTCGTAGGCGTTGCCGTCGCCGGTGACCTCGTAGCGCAGCAGCGGGCCCGAGGCGTTCGACAACACCTTGTCGGTGATGTTCTTCAGCTCCTGGACATTGACGTAGAGCACGGTCGGCGACAGCTGGTAGAGGTCCCACATCTGCTGGAACATTGCATCGATCTCGTTGACCGAGCCGCGGCCGGAGGCGGTCAGCGGCGTGCCGGTGCCGGCGGTGCCCGCCGCCATGATGTTGACATAGGCGTTGGACCCGGGCTTCAGCGCGCTGGTCAGCAGCCCGTCGTAGGCGTAGCTCGGATTGGCCGAATTGTCGGCGGTGATCGCGGTTGCGGCCTGGCCGGTGCCGGCCAGCGGCTTCGTAAAGCTGGCGCTGTTGATCGTCGTGATCGCTTCGAGCTTCTCGGCCCCCGCGGCGCCGACGAACCACGCGTAAGCGATCGCGCCTTGCAGCGCAGCGACGCCGGCAAACAGCGTTTGACCCAGCGTCACCGCCTGGGTCGCGTTACTGCTCTTGTCGGACGAGCCGCCCGACAGCGTGAACGTGCCGCCGTCGGCGCCGGTGATCGTTTTGGTCGTCGCGACGCCGCTGGTGAGGCTCGAATTCTGGTACCCTTCGAGCGTCAGCCCGACGACGATGACCGAATAAGTCGCCGCCGGCAGCGTCGCGCCGGAGCCCGAGGCTGACAGCGACGGGTCGGCCGGCGCGCCGAGTTGCAGCGAGGCGTTGCCGCCGAGGATGGCGATCTCCTCCTTCAGCATCAGCTTCTGCAGCAGCCGGAAGGTCATCCGCGCCTGGATGTCCTCGAAATAGCGGCCGGCGCTGATCGCCTCGAAGGTCGCCGCATCCTCCTCGCCGATCGTCACAAAGGCGGCCGATTTGGAAGCGGTGGTGTACGACATCTGACCGGAGCGCTGACCCTCCGGGACCCAGCCCATCGCATCGAAGCCGGAACCGATCAGCGCGGTGACTTGCCGCCAGTTGGTCGCCGTACCGGTGCCGCCGCCAATGCGCGGCAGCGCGTTGCGGATCGGCGTCACGAATGGGTAGAGGTTTTTCGCCGGCGCCTGCAGGTCGTAGGCGACCAGGCCGGTCGAGGTGGAGATCGTCTTGGTGATCTCGTCGTCGGGCGTCAGTAGGGCGCTCTTGACCAGATCGAGCGTGTCCTGGGTGGGGTTCATCTGCATGTCCTTCCGCTCGGGCAAGAAAAAACCCGGCAAAGCGGCCGGGTCGATGGGGAGGCGGGAAACTCGGTACGGCTCAGCGCGGCGGCCGAGAGAACGGGGCAATCGGGGCGGCGTGCGCCACCTTGATCAGGGTCAGGGTGCGCTCCTCCTCGCTCATGCGGGCAAGGGCGGCGAAGACATCCTGTGCCGCCGTCTCACGGCGGCCCGCGTCCTCCTGTTTCGAGAACCCGGCGATCCCTTGCGCAATGGTCTGCGGCGGCAGCGGCGTGCGGGCGATGTCGTCGACGCGCTGCTGTAGCGCGTCGAGCCGCGGCAGGATCGCGTCAGCGAGCTTCGCGAGCCCGTCGGCGAGCGGCGCGGGAGTGGCCGGGTTCGCCTGCCGCAGCCGGCTGGCAATCGCCATCGCGGCCAGCGGAGCCGCGGCGACGGCCGGAGCGATGCCGGCCTCGCCGCCGTGCGAGGCCAGATACTGGCGCAATTCATCGATCATCGACGACAGCCGCTGACGTAACGGAGCGGCCTCGGCGGCGATGCGGCCGTCAAGCCAGTCGAGATCGAGGATGATCCGAGCCGGGCGCTCGGCGGCGAAGTCCTTGCGCGCGACCGCCGGTTCGCCGGCGTTCGCCGGCGGCCCGTGTGGATCGATGTGCGTCCGCCAGGCCGCGACGATGCGCGCGTTGATATGCGCCAGCTGCGGCGCCGTGTAGCGGCGCGCGTTGGACGGCTGGTGGATGAAGGTCCAGGCGGCGCGGATATGGCGCACGGTGTCGAGCGGGTAGCGAGCCCTGCCGTCGGCCTGATAGCCCGGGTCGGCAAAATCGGCGGCGCCGCCGCTCGCCGCGCCGTCGTCGCCCTCGTCCGCTGTCGCGATCGCGCGCTTCCAGCAGTCGAACACCGCCTCCGGGTTTGCCGGGCGGTCGACGACCGAGATCTCGGTCAACGTCAGGCCGGTGATAATGCGACGATCGGCCGGATCGCGCTGCGTCACGCGACCGCCGATCGAAAACCCCTTGTAGACGCCTTCGACGACCTTCGCCCAGGCGTCCCGATCGACGATTTTCGCGCCGAGATAGAGTCCCCTGTCATCGATCGCCGCCTCCTGGGCGACGCCGACCGCCGAGGGGCGGTGCATCTCGCGGATATTGGCGAACTGCATGTAGTCGTCGAGTGCCGCGGCCAAGGCCGCGCGCGTGACGGTTTCGCCCTGGTCGTCGGCCGCCTCGGTCGAGGCGTAGCCCCAGACCATGCGCTGCTCGCCGTCAACTTTGGCGATCGGAAAATAGAGCCGCATGCCGATGATCTCCTCGATTTGTTTTCGGTTGCGCACGGCCATGGCCGCTGCGACCGACCCTCACAACTCGTGCGCCGATAGGCTGATATCGGCGATCGCGGCGGTGCCGCCGGTGACCGCCGCCAGCTCTACGTCGAGCCAGTACGCGGTGCCGGTCGAGAGGTCGGTGGCGATGCATTGCACGCTGAACGGCACCTTGGCGCCGTCACCGCTTGCGTCGCTGTCCTGCACCAGGCCGCCGCAGGTCGTGCCGGTCAGCGCCGCGGCATTCGTCGGCGCCGAGCCGGTGCCATAGCGCAGCTGCACTTTGGCGCCGTCGCCCGAGGTGTCGCTGGCGATATCGCCGGAAATTATGATCAAGATGTTGCCGGTCGTCGCCGGCGTGATCGCGCCCGCGAGCCCCATCATGACGCCGGTTGTCGAGGTCGTGCCGGACGGCGCCGAGACGTTCTTTTGCGACGCGTTCGTCGCCGGCACCTTGGCCGAGCCGATCTTCGGCGCGACCAGCGTCACGCTCTTGCCGCTCTCGCCGAGCGTCGTGTTGCCGCTCGCGGTGCTGAGCGCCGTGGCATTGCTGTTGCCCGGGTCGGACAACGTGATGCCGGACGCGGTCAAGGCCAATGCGTCGGTGCCGCCGACCTGCAAATGGGTTTCCGAGCCGCCGAGCTGCAGGATGTAGCTCGCGATGCCGGTCGGGTCGGTCGCGGCGATCATCGCCTGCGTCGACGTGTTGCTCAGCCGCAGCGACGCGTTGCTGCCGTTGTTGTTCGGGCTGACCAGGATGCCGGTCGCGCCCGAGGCGGCGTTCAGCGCGGTGTAGGTCGAGCCGCCGTTCAACGCCAGCGAATAGGTCGACTGGTAGCCGGCGAGCAATTGGCCGCCGCCGAGGTCGCCGTTCTGCTTGACGTAAAACCAGAAGGCGCCGGTATGGTCCTGCGCCGTGATGACCGAATTCGTCGCGACCATCGTGTCGGTCGTGTGGAGCTGCAGGTTGATGCCGGCGCCGGGCTCGCTCAACACCGCGTCGGTCGTCGGTCCGGTCGTCCCGCTGCTGTCGATGTAGAGGCCGGTTGTCGAAACCGCGCCGGGGTTCATGTAGATGCCGGTCAGGGCCGGCTGCGGCGCCGCGCCGCCCTCGCCGAGCTGCAAATCGATCGCCGAGGCGTAGCTGCCCTGCGGCGCCAATGTCAGCACAATCGGCAGGGTCTGCGCCGTGCCGATCGAGCGGTCGGGCGGCAGCGCCGACGACGGCGCGCCGAAATAATTATTCGTGTTGAGCTCGTTGGTCGCGACCCCGGCATCGTACTGCCAGACCTGCGCGCCGATGCCGAACACCGCGTTGCCGGCCGCGCCGCTCTCCAAGACGCCGACGCCGGTGACGCCGGTCGGGAACGCCATCGTCGCCGCCGCCAGGTTGTTGCGCACGCCGCCGATGATCGTGTCGCCGCCGTCGGGGCCGAGCGCCACCAGGGCCTCGCTGCCGAACGTGTCGAGCCCGGGGAAGAACTGCGCCAGCCAGGTCGAGCGGCCCTGCGCCGCCTGGCCGAAATAGCCTTGCTCGGCGCCGAATGCGTTGGTCAGCACGGTCGCGCCGGCACTGAAGCGGTTGGCGCCGAACGTGACGGCGGCCGGCGACGCATTGGTCGCGGTCGCGTTGGCCGACAACGTGACGGTCGTGCCGCTGATGTTGGCGACATAGGTCAGGCTCGGCGCGAACGCGGCGGTGACCTGGTCGCCGAGGCTGATGTTGCTGGCCGAGGTGACCGTGATCGTCGGGCTGCCATTGGTCGTCGTCGCGGTCGTCGCGGTCGCCGTCGCGTAGCGCGGAAAGAGGCCCGAGCCGAGCGTGTAGTAGCTGCCGGTCGCGTCTTCGAGACCGAGGTTTTTCCGCGCTGTCGGCAGCGCCGCGTTCGCGGCGTTGACGAACATCTCGGTGCTGGGTGTCGGCCCCGCATAGGCCGGCTGCAGCAGCAGCGGCGCCGCCGCCAGCACGCCGACCGCGACCGCCCGCCGCAACCCGATCCGCGCGACACTAACTCCCGGTGACCGGCTGGCGGACTGCCACATGTGCACGATCGCCGCCCTGCTCAATCCGATGCTCGGCGTCATCATCGCCCCTCCAGCACAACGACGGTCGATCCGGCCGCGCTGATCGCATGCACGACGCCGGCGGCAACGATGCTGTTTTCCCAGCACATCGCGCCGCCTTGATGGCCGGCGTCCGAGGCGCCCTCGAGCGCCCACCCGGCACTTGCCGCGGCCGGGGCGTCGAAGCCGAGGTTGACGAGGCCGGTGCCGATGTTCATCAGGCAGAGGTATCGGCGACTGGTGGCGGTGCCGAGAATGGCATCGACGCCGGCCGCGAGTGTCACCACCGTCTGGGTGATCGGCAGGCTGCTCGGTGCCACAATGTCGGCGGCCCGCGCCACGGGGTTCGTCCCAAGCACCAGCGCGAACGCGAGCGCGGCAGAGAAACTGCGCATCGATAGGGCTCCCGAAACTTGCGAAGATGCGGGTGCGCCGCTGCACCCGGTCAGGTTGCCGACGCCGCCGCGGCCGTTTGTGCCGGCGAAAACCGCGCCGGGCGCGCTATTCGCGGCTCATCGGCAGCGGCGTCGCGCCGCTGGCGCCATAAATCATCGCCTGGTCGCCGCCGGCGACCGGATCAAGACCGAGAATGTCGCGCGCCTCGTTGACCGTGTAGATGCCGTCACGCACGTAAAGGTCGAGCAGCTTCGCCTGTTCGGCGGGGTCGACCGAGCGCGCGTCGATCCAGGCGAATTCGAGGTCCGCCTGCCCCATCCGATCCTGGATCACGTGGTCGGCGAGACGCTTGATCCACCCCATCAGCGGCGCCAGCCCCTCGGCCAGCGCGGCTTCCTGGGTGGTCTCGGCGGTGGCGCGGTTGACCTGGCGGGTGAAGGCCGTCGCCGGCAGCGAGAACGCATAGCAGATGATGCGCGCCAGCCACTCGTCGAACTCGTCCTTGTAGGGCGCCTCCTTGAACGGCTGGTACCTGGTGCCGCTCGGCCCCCACACCAGGCGGGCCCGCCCGCCGGCGTTGCCGGCCAGCACGCTGTCGAACCATTCCTGGAACTGTCGGATCTGCTCAGCGCTCCAGCCATCGGGGGCATTGAGCAGCCCCGGCGGCACGTTACCGTCGGTAAAGTGCCGCAGCTGCATCGCCTGCCGCCGCAGCCCGATGTTGACGGTCATGACGATCTGCTCGACCGGTCCGAAGCCGTAGGCCTTATGTGGCCGCGGGTTGCGCGGCACGTAGAGCAGCTGGTCGCTGGTCAGCAGCTTCCAGGGCCGGCCGTGGATGACCTGCTCGTAGGCCGGAGCCGGCGGCATCGGGCGCCGACCGGTTTCGTCAATCAGCACCTTGATCGTCGCGCCGTCGACGATGTCGAGCGCGATCAGCCGTCCGCCCCGGTTGCGGCGCATCTCGAGTACCGGCGCGTCGAGCACCAGCAGGTCTTCGAGCAACTCGCGCAGCCAGCTGGCGAACGGGCGCTCGCCATCCGGTCGCCGCCAGAATTCGGCAACCCGCGCGGCGCGTGCCCTCGTGTCGGCGTCGGACCGCTGCAGCGTGCGCGACTTGATCGTCCAATCGAGCTTTTCGACCTGGTCCTTGCGGGTCTCGATCGCCAGCCGCGTGATGTCGTGATGCTCGGCGAGCGCCCGCAACTCGGCGAACGAGATCGTCTCGTAGGCGCGCGGCGTGTAGATCGTATTGACGCCGACCGGGTAGTCCCACACGCGCAGCCGCTCCGGTTCGAGCGGCGCCAGCGGGTAGCCGGGCGAGAAGATCCCCTGGTCGGGCTGAAAGACGCCGCGGAACTGTGCTTCCAGGCCTTGCTGGCCCCAGGTGTAGGAAGCGTTGAACGGCGTGCGCGTACCACCTTGGGGAGGCATCAGAACGTACTCCAGGCTGCGCGCTTCCAGGTGTTGGGCGCGGTGCAGGCGTAGAGGTAGTTGCTGTCGAGCTCGATCTGCCCGGTTTGGCAAGCGGCCGAGCTCGACGCCGGCGTGCCGGTCGCCGGCAGCATGCCGTTGGCCGAGGCGGTGGCCGGCGTCGCCGCCATGACGCGGAAGTTCGAGCCGTCGAATTCGAGCTGCAGGAGCTCGTAATTGCCGGCGTAGAGCGTCATCGCGCTTTGGCCGCCGCGTGTGCCGGGGATCAGGATCAGCCCGCCGCTGGTGCCGTTGACCTGCACCGTCAGGGTCTTGTTGTTGTCGGAGACGAAGCCCATCCGCCAGCCGGCGGCGATCGCCGTGGTCGACGGCAATGTCACGGTGAGGCTGGAAATCGGCGAGTTGAAGTTGGAGATCGTGGTGCCGCAATCGGTGACGCCGGCGGCGTAGCTGCTGACCGCCGGGAAAATCCATTTGGCGGTGCAGGTCCCGCCGCTCAGGCCGGCCGCGGCCGCACTCGCCGGGGTCAACTGCAAGACGCGGAAGTTGGTGCCGTCGAACTGCAGGATCGCCATTTCGTAATTGCCGCTCGCCAGCGACAGCGACGTGACGGTGCCGCCGCTGCCGGGGTAGAGGATGTGGCCGCCGCTCGTCGCGTTGACCTGCACGGCCGCGAGTTTGTTGTTGTCGTTGGCGATCGCGATTGTCCAGCCAGGTTCGAGTGCGGTGATCGACGGCAGCGTTACGGTCAGGTAGGCGAGCGGGCTGTTGAACGCCGAGATCGCCGTGCCGTTGTCGGCCTGGCCGGCGCTATAGGCGGTTGCCGCCGGATACAGCCAGCGTGACAGCCCGCCCGTACCGGCGAGGCCGAGTTGCTGCGCCGTCGCCGGCGTCACCTGCTCGACGCGGAAGTTGTCGGCGCCGTCGTATTGCAAGGTGACGAACTCGTAGGAATTGCCGGCCAACGTCAGCCCTGTCTGCAGTGTCGGGTTGGCGAGCGGGTAGAGGATATGGCCGCCGGCGGTACCGTTGACCTGCACGCTCAGCCCCTTGCCGTTGTCGGTGGCGAACCCCATCGACCAGCCGGTCGGCAGACCGGTCGTCGACGGCAGCGTCACGGTCAGGCCGGCGGCCGTGTTGGAGCTCGACACGACGTTGCCGTTGTCGCCGAGCGCGGCCGCATAGCCGGACGTTGAGGGGTAGAGCCAGCTGCCCGGCCAGTCGCGGCTTTCCATGCCGTTGGCCGCCAGCGTGCCGCGGGTCGCCGTGACGATGCGATAGTTGCTGCCATCGGAAGCGAGCTGCAGATACTCGTAGTTGCCGGGACCCAGCGTCACCGACGATATCGCCTTACCGCCCGACAGGATCAGCCCGGACGGCGCGGCGACAGTCAGCCCCTTGCCGTTGTCGGTGGCGAACCCCATCCACCAGCCGGGCGCAACCGCGCTCGGCTGCGGCAGCGTCACCGCGAGCGCGGCGCCAGGCGCATTGAACGACGACAGCACGGTGTGGTCGTCGATCGGCGCGGCGGTATAGGTCGCCGCCGCCGGAAACTGCCAGCTCGCCCAGTTGCCCGAGCCCACGGTTTCGATCCCCGTCGATTGCGGGCCGCGGTTGACGACGTTGCCGGCGTAGGTCGGGTTGATCAGCAGGTTGTGCGTGCTGGCCGTCGCGTTGACCGCCGTCGCGCAGGCGAAATAGGGCGAGATGAACGTGTTCATGCCGTCATGCGGCGCGGTGATGCCGAGGCAGGTCGGGGAGACTTCCATGTCGAAGGCGAAGATCGAATTGGAGTTGTTGAAGCCCTGTTCCAGCAGCAGCGCCGTGCCGCCGGTACCCGACGCCGAGCCGGCGCCCGAGATGCGCGAGAACTGCGTTTGCTCGAGAGCGATGCCGGCGGCACCGCCCGCCGCATCGGCGATCGTAAAGATGTCGGAATCGAGCACATAGTTGAGTTGCAGCCCGCCGGCACCGGCCACGGTCGAGGCATTGTTGACGACCAGATGGTCGAGCTTCAGCGAGTTGTGCGCATCCGAGAAATCGGCATTGCCGATGACCACCGCGTAGGCCGACGTATCGGCATCGACAAACAGCGTGCCTTCCGCCTTGAAGTAGAAGCAGTTGGCGGGGCTGGATGGAGTGCCGCCGGAACATTTCACCTGCAGCACCGGGCCGGCCGCGATGCCGCGGCCGTCGATCGTCGCGCCCTCGGAGATCAGCCGGAAGCCGCTCGACGCCCGGCCGGCATAATCGATCGTCAGCTTTGAGGTGACCTTGTAGGTGCCGGCCGGGATGTGCACCGGCCAGTCGTTGGTGACGGCGGCGGCGATTGTCGCCTGGATCGCCGCGGTGTCGTCGTGGCTGCCGTCACCGACCGCGCCGCCGGCCATGCTCGGGCACTTGACGTCGACCCACGGCCGCCCGGAGCAGGCCAGCACATCGCCACTCAACGTCGCGGTCCCGGTCGTCGACAGGGTGGAGAAATTGCCCGGCGATTGTGCCCAGGCGCTGAGTGCCGCGAGCCCGCAGGCAACCAGCGCGGTCGCGCCGATCGTGCGGTCGAGCGATCTCATCGGCGGCATCCCTTTACCAGCGCCGCGCGGCGAAGGCCTGGCCGGTGGTCGCGCCGAACAGGCTGACCGCGCCGGCCGGCTTGTAACCCGCCGAAGTCCAAAAGATGCCGCCGTTGGCGGCGACTTGGATGCTGGCGCCGCCGGCCGAGGCCGTCCCGACATCGCAGATCCACAGTGCCGACGACGAGTTGTTCTGCATCAAAAAGCCGTTCACCGGCGCGATGCCGCCGAACAGCATCTGCGCGCTGCCGCCGGCCGCTACCGTACCGCTGCCGTCGATTGCGGGGCTGCCGGCGGCGTTGATGACCGGCAGCGGGTTCTGCGGCCCGACCGGCGAGGCGACGCCCTGCGAGTTGGTGGTGGCCGGCGCGTGCACCGGCACCAGGTTGCCGCTACCGTCGAGCCCGGTCGACAGCGACTGGATTGTGGTATTGGCGTCTTTGACGAGAAGGGTCATGGAGCCTCGTTCTCCTTTGCCGCCAGACGGCGGTAAGCCTCGAAAATGCCCTGGCCGACAGAGCGCTCGACCAGCAATTCGTTGAGCGCCCAAACGAGCGCGTCGACCCGGTCCGGCGAATGCCCCGCGACATGCCGGTCGAAACCGCTCGTGAACGAGCACATCTGGTCTTCGAGCTGCGGCAATGCGCCGAGATGATGCACCCGGCCTTGCTCGTAGAGCGCAGCGATCGGCTCCGCCCGCGCGACCTTGCCGCGGGCCGCCCGCACCGCGCCGAACGGCACGTCGGGATCGATCGCGCGCAGCGTCGCCTCAACCATCTCGCCGCCGTTGTTGACCTCGGCGACGATGCGGTCGGCCCGGTGGGCGCGGTAGGCGGCAATCGCGACGCGCGCCCATTCGGCCGGCGCGTAGCGACCCGAGGCGTCCGCCAGCACATAGCCGTGCCCAGCCGCGTCACGGCCGGCGACGACGATGCCGGTCTCGTCGGAATGCTCGCCCGACCCGGCCGCGGGGTCGATCGCGACGACGACCCGCGCCAGTTCGGGCGCGCTGCCGACCCGCGCCGCCTCGATGATGCCGCGCTGCCACAAGGCGCCCGGCATGTCGTCGAGGATCTCGGCGTCGAGCTCCTGCCGGCCGAGCCGGGTGCCCTCGTAGCGCCGCACGATCTGGTCGAGAAACGCCGGCGCCAGGTGGGCGCGGTTCGCGGCGGTGCGGCCACGCGTCACGACTACCTGCGGGTCGCTCAGCAAGGTGCGGATCAGCGGCGTCGGCCGCGGCGTCGTCGTGACGACGACGCGCGGATCGTCGCCGAGCCGCAGCCCGAACATCAGCATGTCCCAGGCTGCCGGGTAGCGCCACGCCGCGAGTTCATCGCACCAGGCGAAATCGTGCTGCGGGCCACGGAGCCGCTCCGGCTCGTCGGCGCTGTAGGTCGTCGCGACGGCGCCGTCGGGCCAGGTCAGCCGCCGCTTCGACGGCTCGTAAAGCGGCCGGTTCCCGGGCGGCGCGATCGCCAACAGCCCGCTCTCGCCCTCGACCATCACATCGCGGGCATCCGCCGCGGTCGGCGCGACCAGCGCGATCCGCCGCGCCGTATGCGCTTCGACCCGCGCCCGCACCAGTTCGGCGCCGGTGCGGGTCTTGCCAAAGCCGCGGCCGGCCAGCAGCAGCCAGATCCGCCAATCGCCGCGCGGCGGCGCCTGCTCGTCGCGCGCCCGGTATGTCCAATCGTATTTTATGCGCTGCGCCTGTTCACGCGACAGCGACCAGATCAGCTCATTTCTCAGCGGCTGCGGCAGCAAGGCGAGCGAGCTCGCGCGTAAGGAATTCACGCGGATCCTCTCCCTCGTCCTGCGCCGCCGGCTCCTCGCGCCGCCGCGCCGCCGCCGGGAACATCCCGAGATGGCGGGCGATCGCATCAAGCGCCGCCTTGCGGTCATAGAGCTTGACCCGGGAATGCGCGGGGTCGGCGCCCGGCACGATCTCCGATATCGCCGCCAGGTCCTCCGCGCTCATCTCGCTGAGCGCCTTGATGTGGAACCCGTCGGGTCCGAATTCGACGATATGCCGCAGATCGGCGAAGGCGATCGCGGCATATTCCGCAAGCACTCGCTCCGGGGTGATGCCGAGGCGGGCGGCGCGCGCCGCGATGTCCTCGACCCCAGTGGCGCTCGCCGCTTCCGGCGCCACCGCGTTTGAGCCGCGGTGTGGCTTGCCCGATGCCGGGCGGGAGGTGCCGCGCCGCGGTGACCGAGTTGCCAAGACTGATCCTGCCGAGATTGGGGCCGGGCCGCCCGGCCCGATTTCGTCAGTGTGGCGATCTTATAACAGATCGATCCGGATTTGGCAACGATAAATGTGCTATATAAGCAATTACTGTGATGTGCCGAAATGCGCTTCCAAGGCGCCGAGCGCCGCGACGAAGATGCCGGAGGCGGCCTCCTGGCTGACCCGCCGGCCGCTCCAGCCCTGCTCCAGCGCCCATTCCTTCAGCGAGCGTTCCCAGCCCAGCACATGCCACAGGCACGATCCCGCCGGCGAGGCGATGCCGCCGGCCGCCTGGATCGCGCGCCACACTGCGCGGCGCGCCGCCTCAATGCGCAAACCGGGACCGTCGTGATCCGGCCGCACGCTGCGCTCGCCGAGCCGCAGCCGCGAGACATCGAACGCCCGCAGCGGATCGAGCTGCGCCAGCCCAAAGCGGCGGCGAAAATCCTCGCCGGCCTGGCGCATCCCGGCGGTGATCGAGCCACGGCGCTCCATGATCGCCAGCGTATCGACGGCGCGGTAGGGTCGTGACGGCTGCCCGGCGGCGTCGCCGATCGCGCGCTCCAGGCGCTCGATTAGGCCGTGCTGGTGCCGCTCGGGCGTCGGTGCCGCATCGCTCGGCGAGCGGCGGGAAGCTGCGGCGGTGCGCGATGTCACCATTTACGTCTTATCCTGAACAATACGTGAACAACCTGGGCGCAAAGCCGCCCGCGCCGCCCGCTCCAGGCGCCGCAGCAGGGCTTTCGACGGGTGGTCGGCGCCGCTCCCCTGACGGCCTCCGACCGCCTCTGCCAGGGCCTCGATCTCGCGCAACCGGCGGCACTCCTCGACGCTGCCGCCGATGACGCGACACCGCGCGTGGTGCAGCACGCAATAGGGTGATCCCGGCCGGCACGGCGCCGCGCAGGATCGCGCCGCAATCTCGCTGCTCCCGTCTACGATGAAGGCGCAGCCACCCCTGTCCGCCTCTGCGATTGACGTTTCGAGCTGCATGCGCAAATCCCCCTTGCCAAAGGCGCATGTGACATATAATATAATGCTTATAATGTCAATATCGCAGATTACGGATAGGCTCCCTCATCCATGGATGCGATCTGGTTTCAAGCGGCGCTCGATCGGGCCGGCGCGTCGCAGGCCGATCTCGCCCGCCGTCTGCGTCTCGCCCCGTCGGCCGTCTCGCGCATGTTGAAGGGCGATCGCCAGATGAAGTTGCTCGAGGCCGTGCAGGTCGCCGCTTTCCTCGGCGTGCCGCAGGACGAGGTGTTGCGACACGCCGGCACCGGTGTCGAGGCACCCGAGGACGGCTCGTCGCTTTCGGCATCCCGGCCGCGGCGGGGCCGCCCGCCGCGGGCGCTACCGCTGGCGGCGCCGCCACCGCGGTCGGAGCCGATCCCGATCCGCAGCGCCGGGCGCGGCGGCGGCGATCAGGAGATGTTCCTCGAAGACGGCCCGATCGGCTATACGGCGCGCCCCGCCAACCTCAATGGGGTGCGCGGCGCCTACGCGATTTACATGGTCGGCGACAGCATGGAGCCGCGGTACGAGCAGGGCTGGCTGTTGCACATCAACCCGTTCAAGCCACCCACCCGCGGCCGCGACGTCGTCGTCTACAAGCAGGGCCAGGCCGTGCTGATCAAGCAGTTCGTGCGCTGGGAGGCCGACGCGCTCTTGCTGCGCCAACTCAACCCGCCGACGGAATTGCGCATCGCGCGCGCCGAGGTGATCGAATGCCACCTGATCGTCGGCGTCGATCAGGAGGGCTGA